AAATATCAATTGGAGTATCCCCAGTATCATTACTCTTGCTTTTACTCTTATAATATGCCTTAGCAATGAATCCATCATAATCAAGTAAAATAAATTTCATAATAAATACTCCTATAATAAAAAAAAATACGATGGGTATTTTAAAAAAGGGTTTAAAAGTACCCATCAAAAAGGAAACAAAAATGAAAAAATATTTCGTAGTAATAAATGCGTTTACTACTTGGTTTTCAGTTGAAATTTTATCTTTATACTATATATAATACATAACTTTCTTTAAAAGTCAAACTTTATTTTTTAGTATGTAATTCAATACTTTGGATTGCTTTGATAAATTCGCTTTTAAGAATAAATGCAGCTTTGCATTTAGGGCTTTTTTTAATACGCTCTAAATCTTTTAAGTCTACAACAAAATTAAAAGTTCCTGTAACTACCTTCTTCTCAATCTTTTCTGTCTGTGTTTTATCATTTGTCATCTTTTCCAATATCCTCCCTCTTTATTGAATACTTCGCTATTATCTCATTAACTAACTTCATTAGTTGTTCTTCTTTTTTTATTTTGCATTTCTTAATACCTTTTTTGTTACCAAAATCGTATACTGAAATTTCATATTCCTTAATTATAGGTCTAACATAAATAAGTATACGGTATTCATTGTACACATACGTTATAAGTTGTTTTATATACTTACTAAATTTCCCAACTACTAGAGTAGCTACTGAATACAAAAATTTATTATACATACTAATAACCTTTCGATATTAACTTAAACTCTAGCCGTGGAGTTTTTTGATATTTATAAGTAACATTCTTTAATTCCCCTAACCTATTTTTAGATAAGTTAATTAAAACATAAGTTTGATTCCCTTCCAATTCTTCAACCATTTTAATAGCTAAATCTGCATCCTGTTCCCAGTTACCTGCGCCTAATGCCTTTAGCTTTTGAAAATTAACACCTTCTCTGGAAGTTCTATTTTCGTTTTCGTTAGACTTAGGAATCTGACCACAAGCTATTATACTCACGTTATTCCTAAGTGCATAAGTCTTTAATTTTCTACTAATATCTTTGAATTGAGTACGTTCATCATCTCCTGTACCTTTGAGTGATTGTACATAATCAACTATTATATACTTATAATCTTTATAGTTATCAAATGTCTTAATTAAATTATCTATATGTTGGTCACATATATCTAGAATTAAAATATTATTAAGATAGTTAAATTGTTCGTCTTCTTTAAATCTATTCAAAGCTTTAGATACATTATTAGAATTCTTCTTATAGCCATCTAATAATTGTTTATTACTAACCCCCATACACTTTTTTAATTCTCTTAACATCAATTGGCCCGGAGACATTTCACACGAACAGAATAATACCTTTTCTCCTTGTTTGGCTATAGAACAAGCTTCACTTTGTGCAATTAATGATTTACCAACATTAGGGCAAGCGAGGATAAGTGTTATACTTCCCGGGAAGATAAACCCTGTAGCATCATCTAATATCTCTAATGAGAACTTTATTTCTCCTGTTTGCGTTAGATATTTTAGATTATGTTCTATTTCTTCTAACCCATCGAGTATTGGCACTGGAGTTAGTAGGGTAGCTTTATCCTCTTGCTGCTCAATATCGTTTATATTTATTTCATTTTTAGATGCTTGTTTTTTATTTTTCATAATAAAATCTTTGCGTTATAACCTCAGCCTTGATAGCCCCCTGGGATATCATCGATTCTCTAAATTGTTGTGCACTTTCTAAGGTTGCAAAATTCCTGGAAGTGTATCTTAAAAGAGTAGTGTCCGACCCTTCTCTCTTTTTAAAATATTCGACATAATATTCTGTAATTTCTACAGTAGCCATATTATATTTATTCTACCTCGTCTTTTACAAACCACTTACAATCTCTCTCTTCCGGAGCTTGTACTATCTGAGGTAGTCCTTCTGAGTTTTTTTCTGGATGTTTACACAGATACTCTTCACAATTATAACTAATAGGGCAACTGTACTTACAATAAAAACAATCTTTATTAGTCATTTAATATCTCCTTAAATTCATATACAGCTTTTAATCCTTGTATATATTCCTTAAGACTATCTGTCATAATAAAAGATGACAAGTTATCAGGCTCATTAATAATATTGTCTAACATTCGATGAGCTTTTTCTCTTTTCTCTATGGGAACATCTAGAAATTTTCTTCTCTTGCCAAATAAGAATTTAAACACTCAATATCTCCTTTATTTGTTGTTTTTCTTCATCTGTTAAATCTTGCCACAGTGAGTTTATAAGCTTTGCTAACGCTTCGTCAAATGAGTCAATATTCATTGCACTATGTTTACACACTATCCCTAATTCTTCGCTATACGTTTGGGTAGTACCCACGTGCCAACAGCCTAAATTGTTATAAACTACGAACTTATTTTTAGCTAACCGCTCGATTAACTCAATCTGTTTCTCTGCTGTGAATGGTGGACTAGGACATCTAGGCGGACATTCACCACTCGCAGAATAAGGACACCCTATACAAAATCTATAAGATGGTTCTGCTCCTGCATTCTTATATAGTTTTTCTATCTCATTCATAATTGGTATCCTTTATATTAACTATATCATCAGGGTCTATTTTAAATACTTTACAAATAATATATCCTGGCAAAGCAAATAAACTTATAACCAATATTAATGGAATTATCATTATTGTTAAAAATCCTATTATTGTAAAATCTATATATTTTTCTAGCTCTTCTATTTTATTCATTAGTTTCTTCCTTTAATACATCTTCTCTATAAGCATAGAGTAACTCTCGCAATATTAAAGCGTATCTATTAGAGTCTTGTATTCGCTTATGTTCTTTATTTATTTGTTCTAATATTGGCTTAAATATCTTTTTGATATTCCAATCAGGGTCTATATTGGTTAATAGATTATTCATATCTAATATGTTCATTCTTTTTTCTAGCCCATATAGACTTTCGATAATATTTATTGCTTGAGAAAGTCCGTAATCTTCAAAACAACCTATAGGATATCGTTTGACTAATGATAATATAAATAAAGCTAATCTCAATAATATTTTATTCATTATAAACTTACTCCTACTATAAGTCCTAAAATAAATCCGAATATCATAAGAAATAACATCCAACAACATAACTCAAATGCATTAGACTCTTCCTTACCTCCTACGTTTTCTATGTTTGAGCTGTTTATATTTCCAACTTCAATACTTTTAACTTTATTCATTTGCAATTGTCCTTTCTAATTTATTCTATTAAGTCGTTAAGCTCTGGAAACTTCTCGACCAACCAAATAACATCTGGCATCTTTCTCATTTCTGGAGAGAGGGATTCTACATATTTTCTTGCTACTGAATAATCTTCTATTAAGAATGGATTGATTACAATATCTTCTAACCCATTTTGTACACAGATTAGGTGTTTCAGTTCTCTGTAGACCCATCCGCCATAACTTAATTCTTTATTATGTGACCTCTTATTAAGTTCAGTAAGCTTATATCTTCCACTCTTTCCATCTTTACCTATGTAATCTGGATTCTCTTCTAGCCATTTTATATATTCAGTTAGTCTAGTAAAAGCTTTATTGACATAAGTGTCACCATATTTAACCCGTAAAGATTTATATTGATGTTCGGTTAATCTAATCTTACCATTCTCTTTATCTTCTTGGCCGAGCTCATTATATATTTTAACTCTCGCTCTTTTACTATATTTAATTTTTAAAGCTTCATACTCTTTACGGGCCTGTGCAGGAGAGAGCGTCATTATTAAATCTATGAGCATAGAATAATTATCATTACCCCTGTCTAAATCTATCTTACGAGCCAATTTATTACTCCTTACAATTGCTTAAATATATCTAACAGTAAGTCTACTCTATATGGATATTTCTTATTAAAGTGTACCCTATACGGAGATGCGACTACAAAGTAATTATCTCCGGTTATTAACTTGTCAGCTAAATGTCTTTCGTAATTATCAGGAACATATATCCTTATGTAAGTACTATTGCCATAGTATTGAGTAGCTGTGTACACAAGAAGTTTTAATACCATTGATTCATTAACATATTCCCAGTCAACAAGCTTTCCGAAGTAGTGACACCTTGTTAAGTATTTAAGGTTATCATTTGGTTTCCTTTCCCTCGGCATCTTTTAATTCCCTTCTCTGATTCTTTTTAATTAGTTTATTTCTTATGTACTTCTTAATATTCTGAGGGCAATTTAATTTATTTCTCACCAGTTGTCTATCCAACCAATATAATGCTTTATCTGTATCTTCTCTTCCAAACTCGTGGATGAGTTCTTTATAATCCTCATCCAATAGCTCAAACTTAAAGAATGGCTCAAGTTTAGGAAGGTGTAATATTTTCTTGACTGTCTGCATCTGTAGAATAAATCTTGACAAGAGTATATTATTTACCCTCATTAGTATGTTAATCTCTTTAAGTTGTTCTAATATATCTTGCTCATTATTCATAATATTATTTACCCTCATTAAATTATTTATTCATATTAAGATGGATAGCCATAGCTCTTATGTCTTCTCCGCTCAAGAATCCTGCATCTATTTCAGGTTGGAACATAGCTTTTACTTCGTCGAAATGTCTACGCAAGTCGTCTATATTGCCTGCCTTCTTATATGTTTTTACCGGAGTAGAAGTAGAAGTAGTTTTATTATTTTGAACTGGAGTAGCTTGGCTTTCTGGAATAGCTCCGGCTACTTTACTTGCAGATATCTTATAAGTACATCCGTTGGTTGCATAACCGGTACACCCTAAGAAATCTCCATACTGCCCCTGCTTCATTACAAGCGGAGAGCCACATATAGGACAGTGTAATTCTCCTTGCTCGTCTCTTGTTGGTTGTTGAGTCTTAGGTCTGTTGTTGTAATTTTGCATATTATTTATCCTCCTTTTTAATATAAAATGTTTTATGGAATGGCATAACATTAGGACTATCTTTATAAGATATTCCTTGTATCCATTCACCTTCCTCAATAGTAATCTTTCCACCAGTCCAGTCATCAGTAATAAATTTAGCTATCGCTTCTTTCGCTTTTCTCTCAGCTAAAATTTTACAGGTGGCTATTTGGTTCTGGTCATTAAGGAATTCTTCTTTAATTCCAAAGCCCGTACTAATGTTTTTCATTATAATATTTCCTTTCATTTTTGTATATATTATATATAATACATATTTTTTAAAAAAAGTCAAACTTTATTTAATCCTAATCTTATTATTCCTTTCTAAATCTTCAAGAGTTATGTCCTTTATGCTTTTCGTAAAGGTCAAACATTAATAAATCTGTTTCCATTATATCCTCAGTATAATAACTTTTTATATAAGATACCATTGCTAATCTAAAATACACATTCTCGATTAATCTACCAAAAATAGTCTTCCATCTTTGAGGCCTTACATTTCTAATACCTTCACCTAATTGGTCTCTTATGCTTGATAATTGCGAAAGCGTTAATCTTTTATCTTTTGTCATCTTCTCCATCATTGCTCCTTTCTTAAATATCGTATGGATAACTAGCTAAAGCTTCATTCATTCTTTCTTGTTCTGCCTTTTTCTTTTCTAAATGTTTAATAATATTTATTAGATGGTCATCTGTTATATGTTTAATATTTACGAACTCACCTGATTGTGTTCTCCACAAAAATGTCGTTCTTCTGTCTAATTCTTTACGGAGATAATATAAAGCCTCTGTATCAGTTAATATTTTATCTTTCATTATTTAACCCCTTTACTATTCATAATCATAATTTTCAGTTGATGTATAAAAATCTATTAAATACTTTGGATTAAATATACATATAATAAAGTGAAATACTATAGCGAAGCAGGCTAATAAAAATTGTATAGCTCCAAGTAATATAATAGGACCAAATATAGATATTAAAATTACCCAAGAAATTATTCCAGTTGTTCGCAAAAATAATTCTTCCATCATTTATTCCTTTCTAAATCTTCAAAAGTTATATCTTTTATATATTCTGGAGGGGTTTTAGGAATACATCCCGTATTAAACCACTCTTTATTAATTGATTCTATCTTATTAGGTATTCTATGCCCTTCCATTACTTATCCCCCTCTAAATCTTTAACTATTCTGTACAAATCTGCCGGGCTTGGGCATCTTTGTTTACTTAATTTTGTACATTTATTGGCGTATTGAGAACATATTAAACCATTAGTATGCGTACCTTCTGAACTATCTTTTAATAGAAAATCTATTATAGTTATTTTCCCATACGGTAAATGCAAGCAATCTAGCATAGTGTCTCTATCAAACTTATTCCTATCCATCTTATAAAAGAAATACTTGGTTAACTTATTCTTCTCTGCTTGAATAAAATCTTTTAACAACCACATTCTTACTCCAGATTTTATAAACTTATTACCTATATGAACTTCATCAGTAGTACTTTCAAATACGAATCCTCCGTATATTATAGCTACGTGAGAAGGAACTAGTTCATAATTATAATGCTGAGTCCTGGCCATTATAATCTTAGACACAACTGAAGTCCCAAAGCAGAATAGTAAACCGAAACCACTATACTTAACATTCTTACCTTTAAATAACTTCTCTAAATCATATATATTAAGTAGTTCCATTATACAATTCCTTTTAAATCTTTTATATTACTTATTACTTCCGGAGATATTTTACTTATCTCATCTTTAGTTAAGTATAACATATTTCTCTTAAATTCCTGTATTTTAGAATCTCCGATATACTTTAATCCTGACTTTGTAATTTTAAAAATGTAAAACATATTATAATTCCTCCTATATTAAAAGATTAAACTTATCTTATAAAGTATTAGTAAACCTAAGCCTATAATTCCGTTTATTATTGTCATTACGCCTCCTTATAAAAATCTATAAGTTTTCCTATTTCTGACATTCTAATAGCTCCTTATTTTCGTATACATTGCCGATTACTTCCATATCTTCCTGAATAGCATTATAAAATCCTGCAACTGCGAAAGTATCAGCCTCGTAAAAACCTTTTATATTCCAGCTAATAGGGTGTAATGCTCCGTATTTGTCTTTTAAAATATCCCCTTCGAATATTAGCTTGCCATTCTTGTCTTTTAAGCCTATACATTGCATAACAATCATATTATTATCTTCTAAAACAGTACCAAAACTATCAGCTTCACAAGCATCAGAAACTAGAGGATAGTCATAAGTCATTTGAGCATTATAAAACATTTTATTTTGTTCTTTATCCCAAGCTCTAAACTTAAATCTATCGTTCATTTAACACCTCATTGATTTTGTTTTGCATTCCTTCAACTAACTCCCATAAAGTACAACAAGGAATATTTTTACACCATATCGTATCTACGATTGAACGATTAGGTTTTCCTTCTTCTTCGATAGTTGCTAAAATTTCTGCGCAATTATTTCTTATCTCTTGCAAGATGTTATATAACTTATTAAACCTATTGCTTGAACTATTGTGCATACCTGTAATAATTTCATTTTCCTTTTTCAGCCGTTCATTCTTGGCTTTGAGTTCTGCGTTTTCATTCGTAAGTTGCTGCAATTCTTTGTTTAAATCAAGTGACCTGCTTAAATTTACTTTATTTTCTTTTTTTAATTGGTCATTTTCTTGTTTTAAGCGTGTTATTTCTTCCTGCTCCGATATAAAATAATCTTTTCCATCTTTATCAAAATCAATAAGTCTTTTATCCTGTTCGTTCATTTGTTTTCTCCTTTCTTAGTTTAAATCCTCAACCGTCCATTGTGTATTTGATGTTACTTTAGCAACAGGTTTAACTATTAAACAAGTTATATTAAGTTGTTCTGATAATTGTTTTGCGTGCTGTTTCGCTCTTTCTATATTTTTATAAGACAATAAACAATTAAATTGCCCAACATTATTTTCCGTCATTATATAATAATAATCACTAAACATTGTCATTTATTTTCTTCTCCCTATTCCAAAAGTAATACCAACATTTCCAGCAAATTGTGAATCTCCACCGTAAGAAAATCCTGCATTTAATTGTACCCTATTATGAGGATGATAGAATAGGCCTATAGCCCCGGCTACATTATCAGCGTACATCCCACTGGCCACAGACACTTCCAATTTTTCATCACTTCTAGGGTTGGGGTGTAATCCGGTTAGTGCTGTAACGGTTGCTAAACCAGACTCGATTTTACCGTCGAGCTTTGAGATTTGAGAGTGAG